AAGAGCCGGTCCCAAAGCTCCAGCTGCTGCACCAGCGGTAAAAGCTATAGCTAAAACTCCAACTGCAATCAAGACTCCATTTTTGCCAGCGCCCCAAACGATTGGAATGATGTGAACTTCTTTTGGAATTTTTGTTATTTCTAGTTGCTCTTTAGTGGTTATAATTTCTTCGTCAACCACAACTCTATAATGAACGCCATTTGCAGCTAGCCTCTTTATTTCTAAATCAAAGTTTCTTTTGTTAGCTTTAATCGCCAACAAAGCCTCCTTTGGAGACCCAATATGAAAATTGAATTCATGCCCAAACTTGTTTCGCAATTCTCCGTAAAGATAAACTTTAGTCATATTGCTTTTTTAAGATTTGTACGTAGTCTTTACTAACGTGAATTGATTTCGGCAAAATAAGATTAAACTTGTCAGACTTTTTGCTGTAGATTAGGAATGGGATACAGCAGTTCTCGCAGTTAAATTGATCGAACTTTGACTCAAGCTCGGCAGAGTCTGGATGAGTATGATAGATCGCCGCCAATTTCCCTGTTTTAATTTTCTTTAAAATTTCGAGCGGGTGAATCTCAAAGATATCATTTTGATATACAGCTACATTCTTGGCTGGCTCACTCGTCAATTCGCCTCCTTCAACCAGAACAAATCCACAAACTTCAGCGTCAGATGTATTAGCGTGCTCAACAATAGATTTCATATTAGGATGAAATTGAATACTCCTCTGTTCCGGGGAATCCGCCAAAAGGTAGATAGGGCTTGTTTCCAAATCTCATTTTGCAGCCTTCGATTGTTCTTGAGCATTGGTCCGCAACCCAATACTCTTTATTAAACAGCGGGCTTTTGGCAGGAGATCCGGTGTGATTCTTGACACAGAAATAGAATCTTTGCAAAGGCTCCCAATTTGGGATGTCGTTAACATCGCGCTTAGATACTTTTATGTTATGGTTTTCGACATAAACATAATCACCCATACGATAGTTTGTGCCGTTTTGCCAGCGCCCAGCAAATGTTTCGCCCAGCACAGTATCTTTGTCCAAAGAAATGGACTTGCCAATAGATAAAGTAGAAAAGAATCTCTGACCGGAAGTTAAAGACCCGTATTCAGTTGGATCGTAATAAAATCTTGTAAATGGTATTGTTATGAAACTACTTGAATTTGGAACCTTGTAGTTCACATTCAAAAATTGATCACTATTGCTACCATTAGCTTCATAATATCTAAAAACAAATCTATGATACCCCTCTGCCAAAGTAACACTTCCGCTCACAGTGTTATTCCCACTGCTGGAACTTGGTTTATAATAAGCACAAATTTTAACTCCATCTATAAATAATTCTGCGCTATCATTAACGATTACTTGGAATTCATAAGTACCTCCCTGACCGTAGTCCACTTTAAAGTAGCCAAGATATTCGTAGAAATACAAATCAATATTTTCTAAAGTAAAACTAGTAGCTAAAGTTTCTGACGAATACTGTGCAGCTGCTATCTGAGCGGTCAGAGCTTCAGTAGTGAGAGGAAATACGGCTGAAGGAGTAGTGTATTTTCTCCTAACCAGAGATCCTTGGTCTAAGTCTGTCGGCAGCGTCAGTCTCAAATTGTTTTCGTCAGCAACAGGTGGACCCATGTATCTGCAACCATTGCCTCTGTAATGGAACGAGCAATACCGAGCCATTACAGTTCTTCTTGGGAAAGTAACGTTTTCGATTTCCAGCGGTGAAGCCAACTCAAGTTCAATTGCCGCCCTATTCTCGCTAGCTCTTCTTAGAATAAAAAATACTTGGTCTTCTAGACCAGCAGTAGCGTCAGCTGACCCGTAAGGGTTTCGACCCTCAGCAAAGTTGGCGTTATCTAAAAACTTTAAAAATGTTCTTTTTCTAACAATCTTGGCACCAACAAGGTTATTGTAACGCCTAATTAAGTTAGACACAAAGAAGTCTTGGTTAGAAACTGCCAGCTTTGGTCTTGGCAAGCTGCCATCGCCCTTGCTTTCGAAGCCAGAGCTTTGAATCGGAAACGGCAGATACTCAACACCTTGCCAATATATCGAACTGTTTATTCCATTAGTTCCGCCGTGAATGTAAAGTTTATCGTCAGGGGTGTTGACGTAATCATAATAAATAACGAAGAACTCCAAAAGAGCCGTTGGCTCTAATGAAAATAGTTCAGAATTTACTTTTTGACTAGACTCCCTTGACATTTCCTTTTACCTTTAGATTATATTACACCGATGGACCCTAAAAGCAAGATAAAAATAGATTCTTTTGAGGTTAGCAGGATGTACTTAGCAGATATTCCAGAGGTGATGAAAATGGCAATTCAAGCTCAGTCGTCTTTTGGAGTGAATCCTATATCTTCTCCATCAGCCTTTATCGAAGAAATTAGTAAGGTTTTGCAGGAAAATACTAGATTTTCATTTGTTTTTCGCTCAAATGATAAAATATTCGCCGCTTTCATCTTTAAGGCAAAAACCAGTAAAAGCGCCGATTTCCTGTACGCTTTCTCAAATCCTAGGATTCTTCAAACCTCAGAGATGTACGAGGCGTTTTCAAATAAACTTAAAGAGATGCCGTTCGATGTTATCTATGCCTATGTCTTGAAGAAGAGAAAAAGATTTGAAGTTTATGTCAGATTTTTAAAATCAATTGGATTTAAAAAGATTTTTAATGAGGACGAGGTTTATTTGACACTTTCGAACGAAAAAGCTTGACAAGGGCTCAAGCATCGTTTAAATTCATAGCAATGAATTTAAGCAGACTGGTGAATCTTGCCAGAAATTTGATCATCTATGACGACATCGAATTGCGTTGTCGTCACTTTGCCTTTATCCTAAACAAAAGCAAAATAGTTTCTATTGGTCGCAACTCAAAGAAATCACATCCGATTAACCAAAAGTATGGTTATTTTGATGGAAGCGGCTTACACGCAGAGGCTTGTGCCGTAATCAAATCGGGAAATATCGACCACTCAAGGCACACTTTAGTCACATTTCGTATTGACAGGAACAATAAAGTTGCTATGGGTAAGCCATGCAAGCACTGCCAAAAGCTTCTGAATGACGTTAATTTTAAAGAGATTTATTATTCTAATGAACAAGGGCAATTCGAAAAAGCCTAAAGAAATTTTTAAATACTTATCCCAATCTAATGAATATATTGATTATTGAAGCTACTAGCAAGCGTAAACCGCTGGCAGAGGATTATAGCGACACTTCCATCGTACATTGTCGAAATAGCTTAATCTTGAAGAATGCTCTTGGCGCCGATCTTCTTGATGGCGAATATTTCCTACCAGAAGTATTAAAGAAGCAGTACGATATCATCATCTGCTGCTATGCCTCGCCTTATATGCCCCATGTACCTTATCGTCAGGTTCTAGAGAAGAACCCCAAGGCAAGGTATATCTGGCTTGTAAACGATCATGACATTGAAGACAATCAGCTTTTACGCTGGGGCGTAGTCAATATGGGCTTAGTGTACGATATGATCTGCAATAATCCAAGAGAAGGATATCGCCACTGGATCTTGAACAAGAATATTGCAAATAGAAAACTTAACGACTTTATCTATAAGTGGCTGACCGTTAATCTGAACTCGTTGATTATGGACGAGAACAGAAAACCAGTTGATCATTCGCAAAAGAATGGCGTAATTTATTACGGCACCTACCGCAAATGGCGAGCCGAATCCTTTAAAAAGTTTCTAACTGAAGGAGTGTTTCTTTCTGCTTCAAATAAGAATTGGAAAAAATTCCAAGCTCTTGGCTGCAATTGCAACTATATGCCGAAGCTTGAATGGCAGAAAAACAACGAAGATCTTCGCAAATTTAAATACTCCATTTATATGGAAGACGAGCATACTCATAAGAACTATGCCTTCCTTGCTAACCGCTTCTACGAGGCTCTGATGGCAGATGTTGTGATGCTGTTTGATGCCGACTGCTCCAACACTATCCAGAAGTGCGGCTACACTATTCCCGAGCGGCTAATCATCGACAATGAAAAACTGAAAAATGGCGTCGCTAATTATGCAGAATCTCTTGCTTTTCAAACAAACCTGATGTATCAACAGACATTCTTCGATCAGGCGATTAGTGAAAAACGAACCGCAATCAAGCAAATAAAAGATTTTCTTCTATGAAATTCAAAGGACGAATTGAACTGACGCAAAAGTCAGCAAAGCACCTCGGAGTCGATGTCAAAAAGCAATATGAAATCGACCTCTTGTCAAAGGCAAAGGTTATTACAAATAATAACTATATTTTAATCTCAGTGCCAGAACTCGGCATTGAGGGCGAGATTCAAGTTAATGAGACGAGTTTCTTCACTCAAGAGCTTGAAATTAAAGGCTGGTTCTCGGTTAGTCCAGAAGCTTACCTATGCCAAGTCAGACTAGTTTTACAACAATGAGGTACAAAATAAATACAACCTTCAACGTGTTTGGAGACCAGTTGATCTGTGGCAGAACTGGTCAACAAGTCACTCTGTACAAGGACGACTCTATTCGGGTAGTAAGCCGAATGAAGGACATGTGGGACAGTGAGATGGAACACTGGCAAACTTCCTGTGGATGGCTATTAAAAATTACCCAAGATATTTTACCATATTTTGATAAGCACGAAAACCAACTATGATGACACTAAAAGAGCAGGAAGATAAGGTATACGAAGAGTTTTTGAAAGTCAAAACAGACTTTGAAACGCTTCTTGATCGCAAGATCACACGAAAGAATTTTAAAAAAGCCATCATTGACGCGACACGGATTGCTGCCAGCGAAATGACCAAGCTTGAGGCTGACGATAAAGTCCGCGATAGCATCTCGGAATTTTTTAAGGTCTGCCATAGTTATCTTGGCGAAGTTGTCTGGGCCGAGATCAAAGAAAAGAACCTAAAGATTTTTATCCATTACGAGAATACGCCGATGTTAGCTTGGAACATTCCTATTGATATGTTCTTTTCACAGCAGGAGCAGTACGAAGTTGGCGTGAAAATGATTACCAGCAGTTTACAAGAATGTTTCATCTCGTTCTTCTTGTCTCCAGAACTGCGTCAATCCGTAATCAAAGGCGACGAGACGGCTATCCGAATTCTTTATAATTCTTTTAACCGCCCATCAATGGACTCTAGCGTAGTTAACCTCAAGATGCTGAAGGAATGCTTCCCCGACTTTTACAAGTACATTACCACTGAACTTGACATCATGACTGTTGAGCAGATGGAAGCTTTTGTTAAGAACAAGACTGGCAAAAAGGTCCGTGGCTCAAAGAAGGCTTAACTTGTACGAGAGACCGACAATTTCCACTGAGCCGCTATGGTTCGGTTTGGGTGATACGATGCATTTTTTGCCAGTAGTAAAAAAACTGAGCAAAACATTTAACTCTAAAATTGATATCATCACCCAGCATCCTCAAGTCTTCCGAAATAATCCTTATGTTGGCGCAGTCTTTGATCTCTCAAGTTACAATTTTAAGATACAAGACGGTAACCCTTACTTCTTTGCTCCATTAAGAAACAAGAACCCTTTCTGGTTTAATATTGATATTAAACAGTATATCGCCCACAGCCTTGGGTTTGAACTGCTTGACGAAGAAAGGGTTCTAGAATTTTACCCAGAACCATTTGCGAACACTAATTTGCCAAATAAGTATGTATTGATAACACCAGCGAAGCGGGGAGTTGATAGAGACTTTGGCAAAGATGGCTGGCAGAAATTAGTGAACGAGTTGAACGCAAATAATATTCCTGTTGTTCTTGAAGGGGCGGGCGACTACCATCAACTCGATGTAAAGCTAGGATTAAATCTTTGCGGCCAAATAAGTTCATTGAGCCAAACTTGGCATTTGATGAACAAGGCTCATTGTTACGTTACGTTCGATACTGGAATGTATATCTTGGCGGGCTCGACAACCACTCAAATATTTTTAATAGATTCTTATTTTGAGAATCGCTGGCACAAGCCTTTCAGAAACGGAAGCGTCGATTATAAATTAAAAGTAGTTGACGGCGACTGCGCTGAAAAGTGTTTGGGCAATTTAAAATACTACGTTCGCGAGTCTGGTCTTCAGCAGTTCAGAGTACAACAGTGCCAGCTAAAGTACGATTCTTTTAAATGTATTCCTAGTGTCGGAAAAACAGTTGGAGAGGTTGTAAATTATTACAATGCCCTACCTTAACTCAAACATTCCGACTTTCTTCGCTTACCTCAAGAGCGACTTTCTGTATAATAATACTAATAAAAATACAGAGTATATCCCCTGCGAAGTATTCGGCATCACCTCCTTAACCAGAAGGTGCCTAATGTTCCAGATTATGACGGAGTTTGGGTCAAGACACGATAGAGTGCCGATTCATTATCTGGTCAAAGACCCAGAACATTCCAAGTTTGAGCTTGATTGGTTGCAGCTTTGGGACTGTTTCTCCAACTCTCTTTCGGTTACAAGATACGAGTACCACAAGAACGCTTCCGTGGAAGTGCAGTTGAAGAATCGTGAATGGGTTGAGGGCAAATATCTATTCACGATAGACTGGCATGATAACCCTGACGCTGCCTACGGCTATTCTGAAATGGCTGGGGGCCACAAGTGCGGCCACCTCATCTGGGGGCTACAGAATAAGAAAGGTGATGCGGTTAATCAGCTATTCCTACAGCCAAACAACCGAGTGATCTGGAAAGATGGCGGTGCTTTTATTTCCAAAAAGCTTGACAAGAGGCCCGACTGGAAGGTATTTGATGGGGAGTTCACCTGTGAGGGTAAAGGCAAGTGGGTCGCAGAAGACAACTACGACTACTTTTATCAATTTAAAAATAACGAATGATTGAGGTCGAAATAAATCAAGATATGATCAGCGAGGCTTTGGAAAGAGCCGCGCAAGTTCCAATTTTGAATAATTCGGACACAAATAATCACGGAACTAAGATAGCCGCATTGTCTGACCTTATGGTTCAGAAGACTTGGGGCGGTAGAATCGTATCGGATATGAGCTTCGATTTCGACTGGATCTCGCCCAAGCTATTTTTATTTGAAATTAAATCCAAAGAGCGCAACGTTGTGCCGCAGCCTTGGTACAACTGTACGGTGAAAGAATACAACACTAAGCAGAAATGCGACTACTACCTATTCACCAGTATCTTTGGAGACTACAGCAGGGGCTGGATTCTCGGCTACATTAAGAAGAAAGATTTTTTTGAGCAGGCCACATTCTTCAAGGGCGGCGACTTCGATCCCGATCCCAGAGGAGACAAATACGTTTTCCCGTCAAGCTGCTACAATTTAAAAATCGAACAGTTAACTTCTAATTAATAAAAAAAATGGGCCACTACATTCCAACTA